CCACATCCACACCCACATCCACACCCCCACCCGCACCAACACCCTTCCTCTTCCTAATCCCCGCCAACATCCCCCCGAACGCTCCTCCCACCAATTTTTTCGCATGTTCCTCCGCATCCGCATCGTCCAGGTTATCCGTGATTTCCTCCGCGGTGGGATCGCGATCATATTCGGTCCGGAACTCATCAATAAATTGTTTTACCCTTTTCTCTCTTCGACTCGTTTCCAAGGTCTCCACCACCACATCCGCCATTCTGGTTTGACGTTTCGTGGGGATCGCCGGGAGGGGGTTGAGAGGCGGTACGTAGATGGAATCACGAGTCGGTTTGATGTGGCTGCATACATCTGGGGCCTGAACTGACCGGAATAGTCGTTGTGCTTCATTCAACCGCTCCAACGGCGTATCGGGGGCAACAAACTTTTTCTGGAACAGAGCCATGGATTTCTGGGGAACTTGGGGCGACGTTTCCATCAACCGATCGTACTCATCCTTAATGATTTTAATGAAATTTACAATGGGTATTCTCTCTTCGGGATGTTTTGCTAACTCCACACGGATGTTCCGGTACAGTTTATCCCATGAGATGGATGCGACACGGTGGGATTCGTTGAGTTCGGCTATTTTGAGAAACTGTTGGATCGTGGTGATGATTCCCGCGGTGATGTTCACACACCCTACAATCATGGAGAACATCGGTCGGTACTCCAAGGGAACCCGCTCCTGGGCGAAATTCGCTGTGCCCGTCAGTGTACTCATGATGATAACGGGAATTGTGAACCACGTGTTGTACCGCGAGAATATCTGATTCGCGTCCGTGTACAGCCATCTGTAGCACGCGGCCTTATCTGCCCAATCGGCCAGGATGTTCTCATGCTGACGTGTCCATTGGGGTTGTTTGCCAGTTGATCGGGCCGCTGTGTCCACTGAATCATCAATTGTGGGAGGGGGTGGTGGGGTGGTGGTGTTGGCAGTGTTGGCAGTGTTGGCAGTGTTGACAGTGTTGACATGGTTTACAACAGTAGACGGTTGGGGCATTGGTCCTTTTGTACTTGGAACAGATAATTATATATCGTGTATTTCGATCCAAATGATTGTGTGGAGGAATTGACAAATGATTGGCAAATGATTGGCAAATGTCCCATCGGTTGTTACGCGAAACAAATATATAGGTGGAATATAATGACAGTACAATCATTTGAATTGCAGGCCAAGGGCTGGGAGAACCTTTTTTCTACCGATATCAAACCTACTGCCACGTCCGATTCGGCGGGGGGTTTTAGGACTAAATTGGTCGATATAAGTGGCGGTGTTCACGGACCTGGTGGTATTCTTGCACAAATTGATGAAGCGACGAGTGATACCAGTGGAAGCATTCCAATGGCGGTCAGGTACAGGGATGCAGACGAAGATGTGGTCGCCCTTGTGGCCGACATAAGTGGAGTGGCAGTATCATTTGATACACTGAAACGCGTGGTCGACGATGAAATACACACCGTCTTGGAGTTGATTGGTGGAGTGGATGGTGGCGAAGCGATTGACGATAAGTACGGATTTGGCGGTAAATTGGAAAAGTACAAAAAGTACAAACGATCAAATGATACCGCGATTGAGAAATATAACCAACAAATGATCCAACACATTGTTTCGATAACTACGAACTTGGCTATATTGGCGGGTGCTGTTGGGATCGTGTACATGTCGGTATCATGAAAGATTCCATATCGTTGCAATGGTCCTGCAATTATATGTTGCAACTATATGTTGGGAGCCGACACGAATATCATCCAGTTCGGTATCGGCACGACATTATTATGTATGATTGCATTTTACACCTACGCTAACCTGATCCGCGGTGATGTCCTGATGATGAAATTGTTCTTACATGTGTGGGGAATCAGGTGTGGGTATTCGGTGAAAATATACAATTCAGATACAATTGATCAGAGAACAATGAAACATATCCTACGACATGAAGAAAAGGGACGGTTCTTTGAACACAGTATTTCCAGAAAGGCGTGGTTTCCTTTATTTTCACTCGAGTCGGAGGACGGAGATGTGTGGCGACGAATGAAACGGGTGTTACTGCGAGCGATGCAGGGTATGGATGTTCAAATGATACCCGAGATAGTCGCTCGGCATATGCGGCCCATACATACATGTGAGGATGTTTCAAAAATTGTTTCCAAAACCATGTTTGAATTCGTGTTCAACTCCACATTATCGGATGATGATGTCAATGTATTCCACACAGCCTCGATCGAATGGAGGAAAGAAATCGCAATGAAAGGAGTGGCTGACCCAAGTGTTAAATGGAATTTCATTCGAATCATAGAGAGAAATATACCAAACCACTATTTTGACATGACGGACGATCGAATGGAAGTAATTTCCGCATTCGCCCAACCGTTTTTCATATCACCCATGATCAACGTTTCTGATATATTGACTGGAATCGCCGATTTGTATGTGTTTAAGGAAACGAGTGTTCCGGTGAAAACAATGATTCATCATGCGATGATTCATCACCCACCGTTTCCCATGTTGGAACGAAGAACCGGGTTACGCGAACAGTCGTATATCATGCTATTCCCTTCCAGCGATACATGCAGACTGTGCGGTGCATCCAGTTCAGAAATTTCCCCTGAAATGTTCGGGTATGGGCAAAGGAAATGTGCGGGGATATCGATCGCCCATTCCATGATAGAATCCATTGTTACCCAACGCAAGGTTCAGGACTTGGAGTTTCACCCTGGGCGGGGAAATGCGTACAGCGGTAGATCGAATGATTCCACCACAACCACGGAAGCGAATCTGTTTTTATTAAGGACAATGGGCCGTGTATTGTGGGAAGGGGTGTGATGATGTGTGGAGGGTGTGGGGTTGGACACTGACTCAAAAATATCACGATATCACAATGAACCAACTTGGAGGAATCGACGGCCTCCTTGCAGGAGATTATGTGATCGTTCGTTTCGGAATTTCAAATTTCAATACACACCACATAGTACGGGATTGCATGGCGTTTCCGCACCATCCGTCGAATCTGTACACGCCATTCAACGACACCATGTACACGTATGTCCGCAACACAGAGCCCATCATCACGACATCGTTTCCTGATAATGTTTATTCCACTGATTCACTTATTCGCGATACAAAACGTCGATGTCGTCCACTTGGATTATACTATGTGGATAATGAACTTATTTGTTGTTTTAATCATGGATATGTTTACGGAGAAACGATCCGGGAAATACTGTACAATCGTGGGGTTCGTCGTGTTACACCAAAACAGACAATGGTGTCATCTGTGCCAGAATTTATAGTGCCAGTGATGAATTTGGTTGCTGGTCCCATTGCGATGATGAATTCAGCAAACCATATGTTCGAGTACCCCGTTTCGGAAACAACCCATCGATTGGAATTTTCAACACCGCGTGCCGTTTCATCCCGCGACACGATACGCAGAATCAGTTCGATCGTATGCAAAACGTTCAACCGATCACATGTCCCCATTCGGTTCGTGGTTCCATGTGAGAATGACAATCGGTTCAACAAAACAGGAATTTGTGAGAAAATTGTAAAGGCGGGGGACGTTATACATATATCCGCACTTGATGGAATGGTATCGAATTCCATATCGAATGCCATAGAGAGAATTCCGTACCAAATGATACAATTGATGTCTTCGAATGATCCTGAAAGTATCGTATATGTGTCGATAATAAACTGTAGAGATGGTGCATCGGATGGTGCATCGAATGGTGTAGTGGTCACTGGTATGAGAATGGAATCATCACTCATACCAAAAAATGGGGCACGGTTATTGAAGATAACATGCATGTTGACAGAAACAAAAAATTACTATTCACTTGCTATTAGGAACGACCGTTTGCATGAAAATTTGTGCACGGGGCTGGATCAGATGAGCGGAGCAACAGATGAACGGAGCAACAGATGAACGGAGAAACAGATGATCATTCCACATCAACATGCGTGAGGAAATGGCGGCGACAACAAACCTTCTTCATTCCCAACAAATCCATCACCACTGCCTCGGGAGTCTTGTCCACGGTATCCTTCGTTAAATAAATAATCTCCGCGGGATCGGTTTTCTCGGCCATTTTCCTCTTCACCACTTCTGTCTTGTAGTAGCGATACTTATTGCCAATGGTTTTTCCACACGTGAAACAAGAAACTGGGATGATCATTTGAATGTAAGTGATGGGTATGTGGATTGTATATACACCCACACTGTAAATCAATTTTCACTACTCGGCACACGATCGTTTCCTCCACAGATTCAATAATTCGAATATTGCAGATTCGCACCAGTTCGATCATATCCCTCCTCCATGATCGAAGAGGACATGGAATTCGTGCGGGATATGGAGGCCGTGCGGGGTTGATTTTCCACTTGAATAAGGTATTCAGAAAGCATGACTGTAAAATATACAGTGATTACCATTAGGATAATTCCAATGCCAACACTTAAATATACATTGGGGTTTCCACACGACTTCATTGTATAATATGGGAATATTTTTCCTTAGATGACTGTAAAGGTGTCAGATGAGCGAATTAGTGAAAGGAACCCTGATGCTACTGATAACGATGTTTCTCGTATACGTAATTGAAATACTTGCAAGATACTATGCAGCATCATCAACTTTTATGGAACGGTACAGGACAATCATCACACTCATTATGCTCATGCAAATACTGTACATAATACTGCCAACGGAAAGGGTATCCTTAATCGACTGAATCGTAGGTGGGGCCTGTGGCCCCATCGCACACAGTCGTTCGTACAATTCCTTTAGGAAGAATGTATTGCACATGTAGGCACATTCCCAATAAATGCTTTCTGATAAATTCATAACCGATCTTCTAAACATTGTGAAACAGGATGGAGTGAAGCAGGAAATGAAACTGATATTGCGTCCATTTATTAATATGATGCTGAGGGAGATTTATCCATACCTATATGCATCACTCGTGTTTGTATGTATTAGTTTTTTACTGACATTGTCGATTTTTGTTCTAGTGCTCAAGAAATCGCCATTATAAATTAATTTCTTCGCGTATTGTATAATGTTTGGTGGATCTGGATATATGTCAGCTGGTTTTTCGGACAATGCCGCACAGGTTGGTGGTCGCTCTAGGCGGAGGAGAAGAAGCGGTCGCAAACGCAAGAGTTGCAAGAAAAAATCGTGTAGGAGAAGAACCCGTGGGTCTCGTAGTAGGAGACGCAGAGGAGGGAATGGATTTGTAACTTCTGCCGCGTTAACCGCCGCTGCCTATATGGCCGCATCAAGAAGACGCAGTAGGAGACGCAGTATGAAGTGAGTGTGGGTGTGAGTGGCACGATCGCTCATATTTCACATTTGACTTAAGTGTACTTTTCATATTACTAATTGCGTAATATGAAACTGGCGGAGTCGTATCTTGAAACAATTCGCTGTCCATCGTATCCAATGACACGACGGATGTCACATGACCACTCGCCCATGATATTGTCGGAGATGGTGGGGACTGGTACGTGCCATACGATCTGTGCCAGTCCCGCACCGCCAAGACAGTATTATGTCTCAACTCATTCATTTCAACGTGGTTCCCTGACTCGCATGCATTTGCCTCTTTATAGAGTTCGTACTCGTCTGGATCTAACATCAGTTCAAGTCCTCGGCAAATAAGTTTAAAGAGTGTGGATTGCATGGTGTGTTGGTGTGTTGGTGTGGGTGTGTATACACCATGTAAGTAACGGCCCAGCATTTCAATTTTTGGTGAACATATCCATTGAATATATGGATTTCTTGGACGGAGTTCTCGACTTAACATCGCGATGGCCGACGTCGGTCGATGAAGGATCATCTGGAATAATCAGAACATCCGATAAATCGGCTGTCAACAGATCCTTCTCGGGGTTATTGTCCTGGACACCAACCACATCTCGTTTATTCACTACAAACTTGCCGCTATTATCAACCTTCGCACCAGTCTGTCGTTTTATTTCTTGCCTCACATATCCCGGAACCCAGTTTGCCCATGAGATCAATAAAAGGTTTGGATGGGTGTATGCAACCTCAAATCCATTTGTTCGCAATTGGTGCAGGATATGTTTTATACATTCCACGTGGTCGTAGTGTGCAACGCCAACCAGAATTTCGGGTACGACGTACCAACAGTATTGTTCATCTACCCGCTGACGAGATGTCAGTCGAATCCTATTATGAACTCGTCCCAGAATCTTGTTGTAACAGTTCAGTTTCTTCTCGTCCACTTCCTGTTTGCGCTCGTACAATTCGTCTAAATCCAATGTTCCTCCTCCAGAATCAGTATCCCTGAGCGTAAATATATTATCCATGAACGGATTTAACTCTATCCTATGGGTGGATAATATATTGGTATGGAAAACGAATCAGTGACACGGCCCGCGAAACATTTGATTGTCACGGGAGGAGGACCCATCGGATTCATTGGTTACGGCGTTGTCAAAGAAATGGCTTCGCGTGGTACATACACATATGATGCGATTCAAACATATCATGGCGTTTCGGCAGGGGGAATTGTTTGTGCTATACTCAGTTGCGGAATTGAGTGGTCTATCCTCGATGATTATTTGATAAAACGTCCGTGGGAAGATGTATTGTATGTTTCGCCAGAACGGCTGTTTGCATCCTTTTCAAGGAACGGTATTTTCGGAGATGATTTGATGGAAGATGTGATGGGTCCATTGTTGAAATGTGTCGGACTGACAACTGATGTATCGATGAAGGAATTCTACGATGTGACTGGGAAAACACTAACACTGTATGCGTACGACATAAATGCCAAGGAGTTTGGTCTGTATAGTATCTCGTATATAACACACCCCGAAATGAAATTGGTTACCGCCATACGAGCGACGTGTGCGTTACCAATTATTCTAGAACCAGTGAGTATTCGAGATTCATATCTAATCGATGGAGGAGTTGTGACAAACATTCCAGTGAACGCGAGTATAGAGTTCATAAAACGGTTCATTGGAGATGAATCATTTGATATTAACGATATTTGGGTTATTCGAAAGAATGTTGTAACACATATACCAAATATAACAACTCCGAAGAACATATTGGCTGGTGCGGTTGCTGTGATACGGAAATTGGTCCACATAATGTCAATAGAAGCGGAACAACAGATCATACCGAACTCCATTATAGTCGACACATTTGATAGCATGAAGGTTGAGGCATGGTTGGATCAGATGAATACCATTGAAAAACGGACGAAACTTATTGATGATGGAAAAAAACTTGCCGCGGACTGGTTCGAATCACGGTAATGTCTTGCGGACAACCTGTTGCGATGGGTCCGCCGATCGATGCGAATCATTTGCGAGAAATCGCTTTATGTTTGAAATACTCGTTGATGATATTTTTGTAACCTTGCCGGATTTGTTCACACGAGTGATCCCATTCAAACATGTGGGGTTTAGTTTGAGTGCCTCCAATAGGTTACTCAACGACCCGTACTGGGAGACAATTAATTTTGCTATGGAGACAGATACACCTGGGATCTGTGATAACATAATTTCAGATATATTCTGAACCGTTATATTTGATTTTTTTACGCGAGATGTATGTACATCCGAGTAAGTGGGTTGTTGTTCGGTTACGGTGGGTGCATCGGTTATGGATTCGTTCGATTCACTATGGGTTGCATAATACATATTCCGTCGATTTCGACTTTCTTTTCCTATCTTCCGAGCAATACCTAGAATGTAACCACATGTACGTGTCATATCGGGAACTTGTGCCACAGTGAACCCCTTATAGAACGTGAGGCTGTTAATGGCTGATATTAGTGACGTGGTTGTTATGTTTGCTCGTTTTGAACTGTTGTGTCGTTTGAATGGGGGGGTATATTGATACACATCTCCCTCGATCAAATACACGATATTGTGATTGTGGGTAGAACACCTGCTGAGACGAAGTGATTGTTCCGCATATCTCCCATCGCGAATACTTGCAGCCAAATCCGCTGGGGTTTTACGCTCTATAATAACCCGCTCCGTCATCACGCCCTCGTCATCCAGTGTATTGATGATGATATCACCCAGCGGTAACTGGGCGGTCACAACCTTGATCAGGCCATTGAATTCTGTCGTCAGGACCCTCTGTAAAAATAGTAGGTGCAGATCTCGTTCCCTTGAATCAATTTGAACAACCACGGGAACACATCCGTGTTGATTCAGCACATCATGATCAAAATCTGACATATACAATGTTTCGGTAATATACCTTTAGATTGGTTCGGTAATTACAATATTAATTTGACTGAATCTACCAACAAGTGATGTAGTCAAATGATTATATTACGCCGACACACCATGCATCGTGCTATAATTTATGCATGTAAATAAATAACCTCATCATATTGTACGATGGCGGGAAATGAGACTAAATTCGCGATTGCAAACCTCGCATTGGCACCATTATACGTGCCACTTACAATGCTGATTATGAACGGTGGTTGTGTTGGTACGAAAAGCAAATTCATGGACTCGGTTGTTTCAGTGATGACGTATACCGGTGTGGCGGCGTTCATATTCCCCGTTGTCGCCTCTGGGTTAACATTTGTAACACAGGATAATCGTTTTCTCGCACTGGACATTATTCCTCCGTTGATATTGGGCGGAAGTGCACTGGTGATTCAAATGATGAATCTTCGGCGATAATCGGTTGTTCCATTGTTCCTGTACGCATATGTTCCATATGATCACATATTCAAAGTGATTTGATCACATGGATCATATATGCCGTTCATATTCATTTTCCCTTTTTCTGAGTCTTCCGCTTTTTCCGCGTCGTGTTCGCTTTTGGTTTTCTCGAACGGGTACCGCGACGAGCCGTTGACCGACTTGTGGATTTTGATTTGGTGTCCGATTTTCCTCCTGGCAAATATCGCAAAAACCATTCTTCCCATTCCCTGCTATTTCGATTCCCCTTAAGTTTTTCAAACATCGTCGCTTTCTCAGTCCTCATACTCTCCAATGTAGTTTGTTTCCCAAAACAGGTGAGCGAGAATCGTCGCAACACCCCCTTCTGGGCCAACCGATTATGTTTCTGAATTTCAAACATGTATTCTGCCATGCAAAGCAATCGTCGCATATCGTAGTACGTGCGGTCGGCATATAAAAACGCAAGATAGATACTCAACATCGTGTCGATTGTGGCAATGCGTACATTGCGTCCTTTCACGGAAATCTCATTGTAATTGTGGCATGCCATAGGGTGATATATGAAGGCAACGGAATCGCCCCCCACTTTCACTTCAATATGTTCCGGGATAATTTCGCCCGCGGGTTGATGTACGACGTGATCCGCCTTATATCCACGCTGTTTCAGATGTTTAATTACTTTCTTGGCAACTCCGTGGGGATCGCCCGAAATGACATCGAAATCGGGCTCATTCAGCATTTGACGCACTCCCCGCCGTTTCATATAACGCGAGTACACGGCCGCAGCGAAACCTCCAAAGAACACACATTTGTCGGAAATGAATGTTTCCCTCAATATATGATACACATCCTGGGTATCTAATGATGTATTATTGAATTTTCGTTGAAAATCAATATCGGAACAACGATCCCCTTTCAATGGATAATGTTTGTTCAACAAGGCCTTTCGTGTCATTACCTTTTCCCATCGACTAATGTCGCCCTCGGGGCGGGATAATTCCAGATACATTGCCATCCGCAACAGGTCTGGGGGGGCATACTTTATACCATTCACCGTTATCGCGTCCCGGTATACATTATTAAATAATTCGGGCACCATTTGGGTTATATCGGCAACGGGCATGAAATTCACAAACACCTTGTATGTGCCGTGATGTACCCCCGATTTGGCCTCCACATCCAGAAAACCGGCTTTGTAGTAGACATCGGCGATACGTTTCGCATCGCCCAGTGCATCCAATGAATAGAAATCGTAGTCGGGAAATTCGCGTGTCATATCGTAGAACTGATCTTTCTTTGGTAGAATGTTGTTGATGGCAGTTCCTCCATAACACACCAACTTCCCTTCCTTAAGGTATTTCTCTATGATACGAATTATTTTACGCACGTCAGGTGATTTCAGTACACTGATATCTCTCTTTGTTTCGGCTGTAGTGACGGCTCGTTTCAGAATACTCATTTCCATATCGATAAACTGTTGGTTCGTTAGACCCATGCGATTTCTCCACTATATTATGTGTATATATTTCCTACACATAATCACTGATTAACCCAACTACCACACCACCCACATCATCACCTCACTCACGAATTCTTGAATGCACGACCAACATCGGAAATTGCGTCCGTTCCTGTACTTATCACACGACGCTCTCGCTCTACTTTATCTCCAGAAGGAACAACCACTTCGTATCCCGGGTCGTGTTGCATGTTCTTGGGGGATTCTGGTTTGAGGACAAAGGACCCACCTCTCGATTTACGCGAGTTGGTTTTGAAGTAAGACGTGTATTTATCGAGATTCGTATCCTCGACACCCGCCCGCATAGTAACAAACTGGCATCCGTAGGATACAGGTAATTCTGGATTAGGGTTTTTGCGAGTTGTGCCGGGATAAATAATCGTGAACTGATTTCGTGTATCCTTCTCATATGTTTCAGGACTCGACACTGTCATCAATTCTCCATATTGCATTGCCCTCAAAGTACCAGTTCCCCAAATAATATTCACACGGTCTTTCAATGTGCTCTTATTGAGCGATTCCATCACACGATGGTCGGTTGCGTCCACCATAATGATCACTTTTCCCGCGGTCTTGACATCATCGTATGGTAGTACACTCGGATTGTTTACGCCACGCAATAATCTATCTCCCACTGTTTGGTTAATTTGTTCAGCGACCTTATCGAGTACTTCCGGGGTGAATATCTTAAGTCTCAAATTGATGAAAAGTGGTCCCTGTGCATCACCTGCAATAACTCCTGTGTTGAACCCAACATCTTTCACTGTTTTCATGGCGGACGGAAATGAGATGTGATTGTCACTGTCATATCGAGTGGTTGAACCATCAACCGTCGCAGCAATTACTGGCTCATTGTCCATTGGGTGTAGTTCAAAGTCGAGGCACCGGTATCCCTGCCTGATCACCTTATCCAGTTGGGTGGTTGACATGACAGCGTGTTGCTCATACGATTCGGCACAGGCGTTGTATACCGATTTAACATAGTAATCACACAACCATGGTTTTCCCGTGTTGCCTTCCATTACAGATTGGGCGAACCATTGGTGGGTGTCGCTCAGTAGAAACCACGAACAAATTAATGCAATGCTTGTGCATACCACAATCATTATTGGTGTGAGCGAATTTCCAATAGCGTCATCTATACATTTGGACAGTTTGGTAACCGAAGAGAGAATCATCCTATAATGGGCACGGATTAAAAAGTTGTAGGTTGTTAACAGTTGTTGCGTTCGAACATGATATAGAGATTATGCGTCATACAAAATATGCCCGGTGGGTTACTTAACATAATTGCGTATGGTGACCAAAATGTATTCATCCATGGAAACCCCACGAAAACTCATTTCAAAACGACGTATGCGAAACACACGAATTTCGGTCTTCAGAAATTCAGGGTTGACCTCGATGGAGGGGCGAAAACACTTAACATGAATACCGAAACAACAATTAACTTCAAAGTACCCCGATATGCAGAACTGTTGATGGACACATATGTGGTGGTGACGATGCCTCATATATGGAGCCCAGTGCTTCCTCCAGATAGTAATACGATGGTCGACGGTGGTTCCGGGGATCCCGTGACAGGCAATCAAACTCGATGGCGACCATATGAATTCAAATGGATCGAGAACTTGGGGTCCCAAATCATTCAGGAGGTTGAGTTCACCGTTGGAAGTCAGACCATTCAGAAATTTTCGGGAGATTACATGCACAATATGGTGTTACGTGATTTTGGCGTAACCAAACGGACCCTGTATGATGAAATGACTGGAAATACAAGGGAAATGAATGATCCGGCGAACGCATACGAAAGGCGTGGGCAGTACCCCACCGCATACTGTGAAGTGGATGACGAGGGAAATCCAATCCCGTCAGAACCATCTATTCGCGGGAGGAAATTATACATACCCCTCAATACATGGTTCACCCTATCGAACAAAATGGCATTTCCATTGACAAGTCTCCAGTACAACGAACTGACCATCCGCATAACCTTTCGCCCCATTCGAGACCTTTTTGTGATTCGAGATGTGATACACACTTCGTACGACCCGTTGGTACCAACCCTATATACAAGAGCACAGCCAGGTGTAAACGAACACAATTTCAATCGATTCCTCCATACACCAACGGGTGTTGATATTTTGAACAATGTATATGACACTAGAACCGATTGGTCATCGGATATCCATTTGATTTCTACGTACGCATTTCTTTCGGAGAATGAGATCAACATGTTTGCGGGAGAGGCACAGACCTATCTCATTAAAACCGTATACGAACAAACATTCCCTAACCTGGTGAATTCGAATCGACAGGAGATTGTAAGTTCTGGGATGGTATCCAGTTGGATGTGGTATTTCCGCAGATCGGACGCGTCCGAACGAAACCAATGGACAAACTACACCAATTGGCCGTACATGTACCAACCGATTGATCTACTTGATGCTCCGATGTATGAGGGTGTTTCGATTGGCACCACTACACATGGTCCTGGTATGGATCCACGCAATACCAGAGGCGGGAGTCAAAACACAAACACATTCATCACCGGACCGTACAGACCAAATAACCGTAAGTGGATCATGGAGAAATGTGCGATATTATTTGACGGAAAATATCGGGAGAACGAGATGGATGCGGGAATCTTCTCTTACATTGATAAGTATACTCGCACACGGGGTTACGCGAGCAATGGACTGTATTGTTATAACTATTGTCTCGATACTAGTCCTTACAATCACCAACCAAGTGGGGCGATCAATTTGAGTAGGTTCAATACTATAGAATTGGAGTTCAACACAATCACACCTCCGGTGAGCGATAATAGTTTATATACGCAAATATGTGACCCGGCGACAGGTGGGGTTATTGGTGACACCATGACTCAGGCGTGGAAATTATATGAGTATGTGTACGATTTGCATTTCATAGAGGAGCGGTATAATATTCTTAAATTCATTGGTGGGAATGCGTCGTTGATGTACGTTCGGTAGGGTGGTGTGTGTGGTGTGTGTGGAGTGGACAGAGCCATGTACACACCACACACACCACACAATCGATATAAAGTGAAATTTATATATATGTCATGTCTTTACAATCATTTTGTTCCGTCCCAGCAGGACTTATTGCGGGGAATGCACCACACTGCTTGATAAAATCAAATGACGCGAAATTTACCAGATACAAAAGTATCTCGACCCCAACATCGAATTCGAGGCCCACCGATTCAATGGAACATGTGGGCGACTCATCAGAACAATCGTCCACCACCAACCACACAACAACATTTGAACCGGATCGATTCGATTCCTTGTATTGGTGCCTGTACGCGGGCATACATGGCATTGACGCATATAATGATAGTGCACGAAATGCATTTATGGTGGAAAAGAATGATAAGTACAGATACATTGATATGTTCCAGACAAACGAAGTGTTGCAGGGAACTCTTAAGGCGAAATCAATCCCCCACCAACATGTGATGGACACCCTTATTGGCAAACGCAGGATAGATACTGCAACATGTATTGCAATTGCCGTTGCAGAAAATATTGATATTTGGATCGAATCGGATCATACGTTTGTCAGACATATATGTGGTGGTGGTGGTGGTGGTGCAGGCGACGCGACCGAGGGTATTCTGATTCGTCGTACAGACAACGCCCATGAACTTGTATCGGGTAACATCCAAGAATTCACAGATATGATCGAAACCACTAAATACGAAATCACCGATCTAACAAAACCGATCAAGGGAATTTCCGCATACTCATTGGCGGAAATGCAAGATATCGCCGAAAGGGTAGGCGTAGAGTTAGTCACTGATGTCGGGAAAAAGAAAACCAAGAAAATTCTCTACACAGAAGTGACGCAGAGAATTCCTCGTGACAAAAATTGATTAACATATATAGATGTATTGTATACAATACATCTAATGCATCATCAATCAAAATCATATATCGTGCGCAATGGCACGAACCATCATAAACCGTCGCAAATGGCGACCAGGGCGGAAATCGACGCGTTCTTCGATATGTTCCTGAAAGACGTCAAGTGGAGCAGTGAATGTGAACTGGAAGTTCGTTTCGGAACAAAACGTGGCCACAGAGCATTTCTGAAGAACGATTACGACAATGTGGTGAGGCGTCTAATGGCCACCGGGTTCTCTGTCCACGCAGACCAATCACTGCTACGTATCAGCAACGAGTACACGGATACGAATACCGGAAACACTCGGATGTCCAATGTTCGTACCGAACTTACTGGGATGCCAAATATTCAGAACTATTGTCGCACAAACCAATTACCGGAAAACCTACATGCGACGGGTGTGGTTTTCAATCAGAAGACGGGATTCAAATCGGGAGACTCGTATGTCAAGCCACTGGAATTCGATGACTTCAATTTCCGCATAGCACTCCAAACGGAGCATGTGGTGCAATCCAGTCATCCCATGGTCAAAGGTCTTATTAAAGACTGGACCCAACAAAAGAAAACGTTTCGCTACATAAACCGCATATCATTTACCCACCCCGACATGCCATTCCGAGTGGATATGAGTATGGTCAAAAGTTCCAAGAATTGGACCCCGTCGTATGACATTGCCGGGTCAGATGTGTTTTCCCAGCCAGTGACGTATGAAATGGAGATTGAAATGAGAAATGATATGATTCAGACGGGCATGATGGACAAAGAGGGGCCCTACGCCACTGGCACAAAAACATATGGGGTATTGCGAAAGGGGATTCAACTGGTATTGGCGGGTCTTCAAGGAACAAATTTTCCAGTTTCGTACAAGGAACAGGATCAGGTGATGGTCCAGTACATGAAAATGATTCATGGAAATGGGTGGAGTAGAGGGGGCGATGAGAGGGGTGGTGGGGGGAGTGGTGGTGCTGGCGGTGCTGGCGGTGCTGGCGGGAATGCGATGGCGTCCCATATTCGCACCAATGATTTCATAGGTCCATCTTCCGTCACCCTCCAGATGAAGAACGTTGTCCCGGTAAGCGATAACTCCAGAGCCGTCAACATCCGAAATCAATATACCGTGACGGAAAAGGCCGACGGTGACAGGAAAATGATGTTCATTGCACCGGGCGGAAAGGTCTACTTGATCACCACAGCAATGGTTCCGGAATTCACTGGAATGATGGTTCGTTCCGACGAATGGGTGAACACCTTATTGGACGGGGAACACATTGCATTGAATAAGCGGGGGGAATTTATTAACCTATATGCAGCGTTCGATATATACTTCTGCAAGGGGCGAGACGTTCGTGACAACCATTTCATTGATTTGGAAAATGTATCCAAACCACCCAATTCAAAAAATGATAAATTCCGTCATCCAGTTCTTGAGAAATTCATGAACGAATGTTCGTATAAATCGGTGATTGAACGCGATGGGACAAGTACACTCCCAATGCGTATAGAGAAGAAAACGTTTTACGGGTCAGCGACGAACCCGATATTCACCAGTTGTGCAGAAGTGGTTCGCCGAATGAAGGATGATATGTACGAGTACGAGACAGATGGGTTGATATTCACCCCGGCGAATTTGGGTGTTGGGTTGGACACATCGAACCGCACCCGCGGTGTAGCAAACAATAAGGTGACCTGGCAACATTCTTTCAAATGGAAACCCCCCGAGTTCAATACGATAGATTTCCTCGTTGAATTCGATAAGAAGGATCGGTGGACCCAATCTACCGGCGATAATATCAAACAGTACCGGACTATGCGGTTGCGAGTAGGATACGATCCAAACAAGCACGGATACAACAACCCGTGTGGCGATATCATGGACGATAAGTTACCCTCGTATGCAGGGAATGACGGAAATACAGGGAATGACGGAAATACAGGGACCACATCAAGGCAGTATATCCCGGCACTCTTCTTTCCCACAAGTCCGTACGATGATATGGCACACGTGTCGAATCGAGTTATTACTGGACAGGATGTTGGCCATATATTCGCCGAGAACAATGATGTGATCGCAGACAATACCGTGGTGGAGTTCCGATACGATGTGGATGCCAATGCGGGGTGGAGGTGGATCCCAATTCGGGTGAGGCACGATAAGACCGAGGAATACCATCGATGTGTCCGAAAATTCGGGAATGACTACACGCGAAATGGATGGAAATTCGGAAATGATTATTCGGTCGCGAACAATAATTGGCAGTCGATTCACAGTCCCGTGACGGAGGATATGGTAGCCACTGGCAGAGGGATTCCCGATACCGCGGAAAATGCCGATACGTACTATGACACGGGTGCCGGTGGTTCGCGGCATCAGTCGCAGACGAGGGGGTTGCGTGATTTCCACAATTTATATGTCAAACGGATGTTAATTGCGGCAGCAACGAAACCGGGTGATCAAATGATCGATTATGCGGTGGGGAAGGGCGGGGATATTCCGAAATGGATCCACGGAAAACTCTCCTTTGTGTTTGGATTGGATATCGCACCGGATAATATTGACAATAAAACCGATGGATGCTGTGCCCGGTATTTGGGGGTCCGCACACGGTATCACACTGTGCCCGACTGTTTGTTTGTTCAGGCAGATACAGGAAAACTCATTGGGACGGGGGATGCATTTGGATCCGACAGAGGACGAATCACCACCGATGCCTTGTTCGGGAAGGGGACGAAAGACAGTGCTCTGCTGGGGAAAGGGGTGTACCGCATGTACGGTCGCGTGGTCGGTGGATTCGATGTTGGGTCCATCCAGTTCGCCATCCACTACATGTGTAAGGACAAGGCGACATTCCACAATTTCCTCAGAAACGTCAGTGAAACGGTGAAACTGGACGGGCGATTCATTGCAACCTGTTACGATGGGTCGAGTATCATAACGCGTCTTCGCGATGTTGCAAAAGGGTCTGGTGTCAGCCTCAGTCGCAATGGCCGGAAGATATGGGAGATTGTCCGACAATACGACGACGATGACTTTGATGCGACCGATACGTGTTTAGGGAAAGCGATTGACGTATTTCAGGAATCCATCAACAAAGTGTTTTGCGAATATTTGGTTCATCCCGAGTACTTGAAGGAACAGATGGCCCATTATGGATTCGATTTGACAGAGCAGGACGATGTGGTGGGGAAGAATCAGACCGAGAATATATACGGCACAGGAACGTTCGAGTCATTGTACAAGGATTTGGTTCGCGAATCCGCTCAATATGGTTCTTCTGCGAAACGAAATTACGGGACAGCGACCCAGATGAGTGTGGAGGAGACGAAGATCTCATTCTTGAACCGGTATTATGTGTTTAAAAAGAAGCGGCAGGTGGATGCGACGAAAGTCTACGAAACTTTGATGGGGGCGAGTGGGTGATGTGTGGTGGTGATGTGATGGGGTGGGTGCCGTGAATACCAATCATGATATGAATATTTTTTTCACATCATCTTGTAGTGTTCCACAATGAAATTGAAGAAAAACGATTCCTCATTTTCAGCCAATGAGGTAAAACATGCGGCGAGACGGTACGGGATCGCAGTTGCCATTTCGTTCGTTGGGATAATCTTGTGGGTGATGTGGGGGTCTTACTACACATTTATCAAAACTGTCATGGGAGAAAACAGTGGATATGATTGGATGGACAAAGTACTGTTTCCGAAAGATGAAGTGGTCAGTGGCCAGTCGGGTGGAGGAGGATTTTTCGATACTCTTGGAGAAGTGACATCGAATTCGCTCAGGAAACAACAGGGGGCGGTGGATGCGGCTGTGGGAGCAACTGTCGCGTCCACGCCTCTGGCCATGTGGGAGGGATTCAAAAGCAGGTTATGGGCAGTGTATGAGTTTTTTCGCGATATAGCACAATCGTTCATTGATGCGATTGCGAGTCTTCCAGGGAACACCCTCCCCATTGTTAACCAGACCGTGTTGGAGAACATACACGAATTGTCAAATAAGGTATTCAAAGGTACCAAAAGGACCACGGAGGCAAATGCCACCGAGGCGTTTGTGTATACCTTGGTTGGGCCCATCATAATGGTATTTGTCACCCTTTGGGGTACCATTCGCATGTTCTTTCAGGGAACCTTGGGGCTATTTTCACCTAAAATTTGGAAAAATGTCAGGACGAAACCGTCGGGAGATCCGCGTGGAATAATTTCCACCATATTGATGGGATGCAGCACTCTGACAGCAGCCGTTTTAGGGATTGGAATTGTTGGATGGAACTCCGCATCATATGCACTGAAATACCTTTTCGGAGGACTCTTCCTGTCCATGCCCCAGAAAGAATACGATGGATTTAGAAAAGAAGTGTTTGACCTATTCAAGTCCGCGTGGCCAATCACCGCGGCATTGATGTGGATCAGTCTTACATGCGTTTCTCCGGGGTTAATCAGTGAATTATCGTCCACCTTCACCAGTACCATGTGTGCAATGGGGTTGGCCGCCCTTATATATGCAGTTACAAATAGCGAATGGGAAGTCTCCAAGTAAAACAATCTGGAGAAATAGACCGAGTAATTTGCAGAATGGGAAAACAAAAGAAGACCACGACAAAATCGAAATCTGATAGAACAACGTCGCATCCATCTTCCGCATCGGCCGTATCACCGCCATCACCACCATCACCATCACCACTCCCATTCGTCACCGTGTGTACCCCCACCTTCAACCGCCGTCCATTCATTCCCCACATCATCAACTGTTTCAAGAACCAGACATATCCTCGTGACCGCATGGAATGGGTGGTGGTGGATGACGGGACCGATAAGGTGAAAGATCTGTTCGACGAAGCAGGGTTGGGGGATTGTGTGAAATATGTGCCGTGTGAGGAAAAGTTGACTTTGGGACGGAAACGCAATATGTCCCACGATCATTCCAAGGGCGATATTCTAGTGTACATGGACGACGATGATTACTATCCACCCGAGCGAGTGGCCCACGCCGTGGATGTGCTGACGCGTCGTAAGTTGGCCATGTGTGCTGGTTCCAGTGAACTCAATGTCTGGTTCGGCCACATTAATCGCATGGTCCAGTTCGGTCCCTACAGTAAGTCGCATGCGACCGCTGGAACCTTTGCCTTTAAGCGGAAATTGTTGGAAACCTCGCGATACGAGGAGGAGGCCTCGCTGGCCGAGGAGAAATATTTCCTGAAAGATTACACGGTCCCCTTTGCCCAACTGGACCCCAAGAAGACCATCCTCGTGTTCTCGCATTCTCACAATACATTTGACAAGAAAACTCTGTTGGCGAATATGGAGAACAATCCCTACCAAAAGTACGTGGATGTGGGTGTGGAATCGTATGTGAAGGATCCAGTGATGACGCAGTTTTTCATGAAGGATATGGAGGGGGTGTTGGATGCGTATGAACCTGGAAAACCCGCAATGAAACCCGATGTCATGGCTCAGATTGAGGAAATGAAGAGAGAACGCGAGAAGAAACCGGTTTCCGATACGAATTCCCAGCAGACAAGTGTTGGAGGAGATACCCCGATTGGCATCCAACTGCAGTTGGCAGATGGGAGGATCCATAATCTAACGGGAAATCAGGTTGTTTCAATTATAAAACAGCAAGTTGATGAGATAAAACATCTTAAGGCTGAGAACACGCGGTTGTCTGTATTGATACCAGTGACGGGTGTGATGGATGGGGTGGATGGGTCTGGGAATGAACTGAAAAGGGTTTAGAGTTTCACACTGTATACACAACACGAAGCACCCCTTCCCTTTCTCAGTTCACACCACACAACAATGCCATCAGCAAAGACTTACGACGAGACTTACGACAACAATGATTCCCGCAGTGTAGGAAGTTATTCCGAAAAGGAGACACTCGAGTACGTTCAATACACATCTTCCCGAAAGGATAAGCGGGGCGAAAAGAAGGTGATTCTGTACCCGTCCAATAATCCAAGTAGGTTTGTAGTGAATGCGACCACTGGTTACAAGTATGACGGGATATATGCGAGATCACCTGCTGCCCGCCAGTTCTTCCGAGTGACCGATTCATCTGCTCCCATCCAAACGCGGGTCGGCAAAGATGGGGCTCGTCGCACATATACACCCAAGGATTCCAATACATTCTATTACGATTCGCCCGAGGAGTACATTAAACACGCGAAACTGCGTGGTATTCGACCGAATATATCCAAGGCCCAGATGTTTACATGGCACGCAACCAATCGCGAGGAATTTGGAAATGATGATTTTCTGTTTGTTGGAGGAGATGATGGCGGTGAGATGGTCGGTACAGTGATTCATTGATTCATTGATTCATTGATAGGGAGTGACCGCGAATACAGTGAAATGTATGCAAATAATTTAGTAGTATATGGTATACTACTAAATACATGGCCGAAATTGCAATTCCACTATTGGCTTTAGGTGGATTCTATATCATGTCCAACCAACCATCGGGAACATCGTCCGCCGATACAGTGACCCGTGGTGGTGGCGGCGGCGGGGCACGCGAAGGATACGTGAACATGGGACGGGATACTGGTGGATCGCTTCCTAACTATAAGGTCCCTATGGAAAATTATCCCATGGAAAATGATACTACCCGCAGTAATCATTCACGCACACAGGATTATCAAGGCCGAATGCGTACCAACGAAGCATATTTCGATAAAAATAATATTGCACAACAACATCGAATGAATGCCCCGTCCGCACACATTGATACAGTGGAATCCCTATCGGGAAACCAAATGAGCACCGCAGAATTTCGGCATGATAACATGGTTCCATTCTTCGGATCAAAAACGACGGGACAGCCCGTGACCGACTCGGCGAACCAATCGATTCTCGATAACCATCAAGGAAGTGGAACCCACCATCAACGCAAAGAGGAAACCGCCCCACTGTTCAATCCCGGGGACAATGTTCAATGGAACAATGGAATGCCCAATCACACAGACTTTGTTAAATCGCGAATGAATCCCAGCATGAGGATGGCGAACACGAAACCGTGGGAGGAAACTCAGGTCGCTCCGGGTCTCAATCAGGGGTACGGCACCGAAGGCAACAATGGATTCAATTCCGGGATGGTGGCGCGTGATGTATGGCAACCACCGACTGTCGATGAATTGCGAGTCAAATCGAATCCCAAGGTGTCGTACGATCTGGCGGGCCATGAAGGACCCGCTCAATCCAAGATACTGAAACGGAATGCCGACGGTGGGCGGATTGAGAAACAGAGACCCGATACGGATTACTCCAACACACCGGATCGATGGCTAACCACTGCAGCCGCTGGGTACAAGAAACCCACGGGACGTGGCGAACATATGCTTCACGATGTGAATCGCACCAGCACGACCACAGAATATTTCGGGAACGGCGGGGATTCGGCGGTGGGAGAGATGTCAGACCAGACGTTCGAGCCGTCCACAAGATTGGGTACTCATACCCTCCCCATCGCAACTGCGACCGCAGCGTCCCAACATTACGGGCCCAACCAAGACCATGGGAAGACGGCTATTCATCTCCAGAACAATAATAGGGTATCCACAAATCATGCTTCCGGGAGTAGAGGGAATGTGGGGGGATTGGTGAATGCGATTATTGCTCCTATCATGGATGTGTTGAGGCCGACTCGTAAGACTAACGTGGTAGGGAATGTGCGGCAGACAGGAAACATTGGTATATCGAACGCGAGGGGTGCGGTGGATGGGTCAGTTCAACGTCCAGGCACTACCAACCGTGATATGCAGCAGGAGAAGGAACATTGGAATTTTCAGGGGCAAAGTAGCGATGGCTATAAGGTTCTCGATTTGCGGCTAGATCCAACCAACCGTAACACTACCAACACTTCGTACACGGGAAATGCTGGGAAAACAAATTTGGGTAACAGATCGTATGATGCCGACTACCGCCAGAGGAATAATTCGAATAAAACGCACAAAAATCGCATGAATCATGGTAATACCCAAATCTTCAACCAACATATGAACGTTGAGACGAATAAGTTGGAGAGAGATATAACGAACAATCGCAATTTGTATCCCACAGGGGGAATGAATTCATCATTGCCTTCGGCGGATTTGATGGGAAGTATGCGACCCACTGTCGTTGATGAGAATGTCTATGCAGAACAAAGTACGGATAGACTGGACAAATCGACATTAAATGCCTACAAAAAAAATCCATATACGCACAGCCTCGCGAGTTGGTAGGGCGAACGAGCGCGATGTTTGAAACAGGAAAGAATATACACCTTTTCTGTTATACATTATAATGGACAGCGAATCCAAAATAAAGGAATTGGAGGCTGAATTGAATGCGGTGAAGGAGAAATTACAACTTGCGAACGATGAATTGAAATCAACGAAGGAACATCTCAAGAAATATACTGCGCCTTCCAGAAACCGAAAGTATTATGAGAACAACAAAGAGATTGCGAGGGAGCGAAGCAGAATATATAAAAAAACTACAAATTACAAATCACCACCAGAAAAGGTGAAGGAGTACGCGAGAAGAGCGTATTTGAAAAAAAAAGAGAAACTTAAAAAAGAATTGGAAGAGCATCAAAGTACTGAGATTGTATAGACACCGCGTAAAAACCATATAAACAAATATCTTTAGGAAATGTACAAGTACAATGGCTGTCATTTACATGATCACATCACCTTCGGGGAAACATTATGTGGGCCAAACTGTCCAAACATTGGAAAAAAGGATGTATCATCATCGGAGACCTGACTCGGGCTGTACTATCCTTGCACGATCCATACGGAAATACGGTTGGGATTCAATGTCTGTTCAGGTGCTACAAGAATGTTCGAACGAAGAACTGAACGACCTCGAAAAAGTTTATATTAAAAAATTCGACTGTGTAGCCCCGAACGGTATGAACTGTAACAGCGGGGGGGATTCTGGGCATACTTTTTGTAAGGAAATTCGGTTGAAGAGCAGTGATTCGAGAAGAGGAGAGAAACTTGGAAGTATTCACGAAAAATCACCAGGGAGATTTGAATCGAGAATATCAATCATAGGTACAGTATACCACGTTGGGACTTTCGATTCTTGCGAAGAAGCACAAATTCAGATCGACTTGTTTTTTGCAAGATACGACCCTCATAATACAGATGAGAGACCACCGCCGAAACAAGCAGAAGGAGGTACCGGTAGTGTACAATATAACAAGATTACGAGGAAATATGTAACCAGAATTCAACGCAATGGTAAAAGACATTCCTGCGGATCATATTCAAGCACAGAAGAGGCTCAAGATGCATTGGCTCGATTTAACGACGATTATGATCATGAGAATCCACCAGTAAGCAATCATGCCAAACCAGGATCGGGTTGTGTCTATTACAACAAGCACACAGGGAAACATATAGCCACAATTCATCGCAACGGCATAATATATTCTTGTGGGACATATTCAACAAGCAATGGCGCCCAGGAATCCATTGATAAGTTTAACAATGAATACGATCCCGAAAATCCACCACCATTACCAAGGAAGAAATCAAAATGTGGAGTACATTTATGCAAAAATCGAGGCAAATATGTTGCTCAAATTCAACGCAATGGTAAAAAACATTACTGCGGTGCATTCGCCACCGAAATTGAGGCTCGTGAGGCTTTGGCTAGATTCAAGGACGATTATGATCCTGAGAAATTACCATCAAATAGGAGGGGGATGGGTACTGTCTGGTATGATAAACGTCGGGGAAAATTTCGATCCAAAATTAAGCATAACGGCACCCACCATACCTGCGGATACCACCCAACCGAAGCCGAAGCCCACACCGCACTAGAAAAATTCAAGGCAAGTTTAAGCGGCGACCCCCCAATCGCACCCAATATCGCCAACAATTGATTGATGTGAAAAAAATATTCATATCAATGGTACCCCATACCCCTTCACTTCTTCCCATTCGCCGCTTTCAATCCCTTGATAATTTCCATACACGCATTCTGCTCGGCCTTTTTCTTGGTTCGGTGAACGCCCCGACCCAACATCACAAAGACTTTCCCACCATTCGCCTCCATCTCGCGATGGATTCCCGCGAACGAACCGCCGACCGATGCCAGCGGGATAGCATTCGCGCGATTCATGTGGTGAATCGATTGACCGAGACACAGGTACACGCCTACCTCGTACCCTGCCCCCTCAACATCGTGTGAAATTTGCAGGTAGTCGGGTGTCACCTTGAACTCCTTTTGCACCATAACTTGCAAGACATTCTTATAGTTATCATTTTCGTTAACCAGTTTGACAAAATCAATGTGCGTCTCCAACACGCGCTCAATGAAGATCTGCGCCATTTGGAATCCCGGGCCCGTGACAAAGAGGTCTTGGAACCACTTGTCATCATCCTTGACACTGATCTTATTGAAATCGAGAAACATGGCACCGATGAAGGCCTCGAAAAGACATCCCATTTTTTTTACATTGGTGCGGATCCCCTTCTCCTCCGCATGTTTGGAAATGACAAACCATGGGCCCAATCCCATCAGATGGGCGAGCTTCCCTATATGCTCGTTCTTGACAATGGCAATCTTCTTCTCGGTCATGAATCCCTCATCGGCTTTCGGGAATCGGCGGTACAGGTAATATTTGGCGACACATTCCAGCACCCCATCACCAATGAATTCCAGACGTTCGTTGGATTTGGTCTTGAGGCGCATACAATCGGCGGGTTGAGGGGCCATGATGATCCCCAACGCTTCATTCTCGAGAACAGGACGACGGACGTAGGAACTGTGGATGAAGGCACGTTTATAGATATCGAGGTTATGGATGGGGGCGGTGATTCCATAGCGGGTGAGAATAGATTGAACGTCGGTCAATGTAATCTCGCGATTCCTGGGGTTGTATGGATCGAAGGTCAACTCTCCATCCTCGGAGTTGATATCGTCATCGCGGACGATGGCGGTGCGTTCTTCGGGGGTGGGGGCGGTGGGTTTCTGGGTGTAGGCTGACATGGGTAGTGTGTATGTGTGTGTGTTGTGTGGTGGGGTTGTATACAGTATATGCACACAGTGTGTAAATCAATTTTTAGGTGATGCATTCATTATTCGCTTGTTTTAACAATCAGCGCGACACCCGCAAGCGATACTACCGCCATCGCCTGCCATCCAACAGTAACCGCAACCACCGATGTTACAACGGCGGCGGCAAACGCAAGCGATTGTGTCTTGACACACTCTCCTAATGACATATCTGGGTTGTACAAATATACAGGCTCCTCCATTGTACAATATGATGAGAATAATTTGATACTGTTATTTTTTCAGCAAATGATCCCCCGTCTGAATTTCGTGAACAATTGTTTGATTGAAGTCAGGTATCAATTGGCCACGTTTTGCCTCGACAGCGGCTCTGGCCTGCTTCTTTATCCACATGTTTACATTCTCCTGTCGTGTTTGCGAATGAGACATGGTACATGTACCGTCTTCATGCATTTTGCATCGCCATTCATAATGTCCATCTACTGTATTATCGTGTGTGCAGTACAAACGAATGTGATGTTCGTACTTTGACGATGTAATAACGTGCACGTTAAACAGAGAAATGTCCTCCAACGCGAATAACCCTAAAGGTATGGCGTATACTCTACCAATGACGTCGTTGTCTACCAACGGTGTGCTCGTCAAGACAGCCTCATCACGCAATCCCCAAAACGTGTTTTCGTTTAGGTAACGGATCAGTTTTAAGCAGTTTAGACGCTCGGTATCATTCTCGAATTTATACGTAAATGGTTCGGATTTAATCACCAAATTGCGATTGCAAAACTGACCGATTCTATTCTTTACAACTGCACGATCAATCGTCGAAGCGCTCTGTGTGAGGTAAAAAATATTATCGCTAATGAAATTTATAATCATATGGGTTGATTATAAATTTACAAGATAAAAAAAATATGACATTTATTTTATGAAGATGTCGCTATAGTATTTTTTATAGTTTTATAGTATGCTGAGCAATGACGGTGTCACAAGTGACGATACCAAGCCGAAAAATCCGTAGAACCCTGTGTTAATAGGTGCCTTATCGAATATAGTTTTCCCAACAAGAGCGTGTGGCATTTCGCTCGCAATTTTATAGTATCCGTTTTCTAAGTAGAACTTTGTATTTTTAATCATTGCAAATCCTTCGGCGTATCCAGCACCGAATAGTCCAAAAATGTGTGCATCGCGTATTCTCGACTGCAATATTGCACTTGGGGTTTCCCTGGTTATGTTAAGAAGACCAACACATGATAGCAATATTAGCATGTAAGAATCCCAACTAAAAATAAGTTGCTTAGTGGGCGAAAGAAGCATGTTACAAGGGTTCGTGTGCATTTGGAATATCAAAGATGATATGTAAAACGGAATGGTTGTTTGCGGGTTAGTCAACAGCGATGGGGATATAAAAGTCAGTCCTAAGTAACATAACTGAATGATACCTAGAGAGTTATGAAAGAACAACCAGTTGATTGCTGGTATGCGAAGTTTGCCTGCTCGATAAATACCATCCGTCCATACTTTCAAATTGATACTTCCCTCAAGACCAGATGATTTATACTTTTCAAGTTCTTCATCATCCGAATTATCCCACATCAAGTAAAAGTAATTCTTGCTTAAATTCCAGGACGTTATAATTATAATCATACATATAATGATTTTTTCGTATGCTGTCATTATATATTATAGCGATATTTTTGGCGTAGTGGTATCATTTTATGTATATGACATTTGTGTGAAATTAATAAACTTGTCAAAACTATTCATTTACTCTATATACACCAGACTAGTATTACCAACGAACGCTACATTCGATATATGAAGGTTTCAAATGCCACCAATCAGGATATTCACGTTCGATAAATTGCGTTAATGATTCAAGGTCGAGACTGAATTTTTCAAAGGCAGATTGTTCAACACTCGTTTGGGCCAAATGCGAAAAATCGTCCTCGATTAGTTTACCCGACACCGATGTACTTTGTGCTACCGAGTTCGTGTGTATGATTTTTAACGCCGGAGGGATGTCCCATCCCTTTCCTATCAGTGCAGAAGGGACAATGTACGGATTTCCTGCAGTGGGCTTCAGGGTCTCATTACTCAGTGTCTCGTGGATGATCAGTATTAAGTAGATCGCCGTACACGCATCAATCAAGTCCGTTTTTCGATCGTTGGACGGCTTTAACCCATAACGCGTTTGTAAATTAGACAGGAAGTACCCCTCGGCCGACATTTCGGATACGTCACATTGTGAAATGAACGATTCGCACAGTTTTCGGAAGACGCCGCGGTACTGGTTGTATATAATTTTGACAGGGGTCTTGTCATTCTCATTACATTCT